TATATGAAGGAGCTTTAATATTAGGTACTAATAAACTTTTAAAATGGGAAATATCTAAAAACATGATGCGTCCTAAAAGCGATTACACTAAAGTAAAAATGAATTACTCTATTGTAGCGCCACGTATATACAAAGGTAAAATTGAAAGTTTAGTTAGACGTATTACAGGTTTTGCTGATATGATACAGCTTACTCATTTAAAGTTACAACAAGTTATGGCGCGTATGGTGCCAGATGGCGTTTATCTTGATGCTGATGGTTTAGCAGAAGTTGATTTAGGTAACGGTACAAATTATAATCCACAAGAAGCGCTGAATATGTTTTTCCAAACAGGTAGTGTTATTGGTAGATCGTTTACAAGTGAAGGTGATATGAATCCCGGTAAAGTACCAATACAAGAAATAACAAGTGGTAGTGGTGGTAATAAAATACAAGCTCTTATAGCTAATTACAATTATTATTTGCAAATGATAAGAGATACTACAGGTCTTAACGAAGCTAGAGATGGTAGTACTCCAGATCCAAACGCTTTAGTTGGTGTACAGAAATTAGCGGCTGCTAATAGCAATACAGCTACTAGGCATATATTACAAGCTGGTTTGTTTTTAACTTCTGAAACAGCTGAGAAGTTATCACTTAGAATATCTGACATTGTAGAATATTCTCCAACAAAAGAAGCTTTTATAAATGCTATTGGAGCTCATAATGTAGCTACGTTAGATGAAGTTTCAGAGTTATATCTTTATGATTTTGGTATATTTATAGAACTAGCTCCTGATGAAGAGCAAAAAGCAATTTTAGAAGCTAACATACAGCAAGCTTTATCTCAAAACAGTATAGATCTTGAAGACGCTATTGATATAAGAGAAATAAAAAACATAAGTCTAGCAAATCAACTGTTAAAACTACGTAGAAAGAAAAAGTTTGAAAGAGATCAAGTAGCTCAACAAATGAACATACAAGCTCAAGCACAAGCTAACTCACAAGCTCAACAAGTTGCTGCTCAATTAGAAATACAAAAAAGCCAAGCTAATGCTCAAATTGAGGCTCAGTTAGAACAATTAAAAGCAGAGTTTGAATCTCAAAAAATGCAACAAGAAGTAGAGCATAAAAGAGAGTTAATGGAAATAGAGTTTCAAATGAATATGAAATTAAAAAACATGGAAGTTGAAACTCAAAAAGAAAAAGAAAAACAAAAAGAAGATCGTAAAGACGAGAGAACTAGAATACAAGCGTCACAACAAAGTGAATTAATAAATCAAAGAAAAACTGATTCACCACCTAAAAACTTTGAATCTGCAGGTAATGATATACTTAGTGGAGATTTTGGTTTAGGCACGTTTGATCCTAGATAAATTTATTAATTATTATTATATTATATTATGGCAAAAAAACAAGAAACAGATAATGTTACTAAGGTAGATCTTAGTACAAAAAAAGAAACAACAGATGATAATATCATCAAAGTAGATTTAAATAACCCACCAAAAAAACAAGAAGATGCCGTTCCAGAGCAAAGCACAGATGAGGTTCCTGTACGCGACGAATCCGAAACTAGCGAAAAAGTACTCGAAGAAAACGTCGAAGCAACAGATGAAAAACCTACCGGAGAAGAAGTCTCCGAACAAGTTCAAGATGAAACACCCGTTATTGAGGAAGTAACAGATGAACAGGTTGAAGAAAAAGCTGAAGATTTAGTTGAAGAAACTAAAGAAGCTATAGCTGAAGCTCAAGAAACAGGTAAAGCATTACCTGAAAATATACAAAAGCTAGTTGAGTTTATGGATGAAACTGGTGGTGATGTTGAAGATTATGTTAGATTAAACCAAGATTATAGCAAATACGATGACAATAGCGTATTAAGAGAGTACTATAAACAAACTAAAAAACATTTAACAGACGAAGAAATTAACTTTTTAATGGAAGATTCTTTTTCATACGATGAAGAAGAAGACACTGAAAGGGAAATAAAAAGAAAAAAATTAGCGTTTAAAGAGCAAGTTGCCAGCGCTAGAAGCCACTTAGACGGGCAAAAGTCTAAATACTACGAAGAAATTAAAGCTGGGTCAAAGTTGACCTCTGAACAACAGAAGGCTGTTAATTTCTTTAATAGATACAACAAAGAATCAGAAGAGAATAAAAAAGTTGTAGAACGTCAAACAAATACTTTTAAATTAAAAACTGACGGATTATTTAATAAAAACTTTAAAGGTTTTAATTATGATGTTGGTGATAAAAAATATAGGTTTAACGTTAAAAATACAAACGAAGTAAAAGAAACTCAAAGCGACATTAATAATTTTGTCAAGAAGTTCTTGAACAAGAACAATGAAATGGAAGATGCTGCGGGTTATCACAAGTCTTTGTTTACAGCAATGAATGCTGATGCTGTTGCTAAACACTTCTATGAACAAGGTAAGGCTGATGCTTTAAAAGAAAGTATAGCTAAATCTAAAAATGTTGACATGCAACCAAGACAAGCTTTTGGTGGTGTTGAAACTGGAGGTGTAAAAGTAAAAGTGTTAGGTGATAACTCTAATGATTTTAAGTTTAAAATTAGAAACAATAAATAACAATTTAAAATTACAAAATTATGGCAATTAATCCAGGTAGTAATTTAAACAGCACGCCTGCTACTACAAAGCAGACGTTTGCTACAAATTACTTAGACTTCACGGGAACTGCAAACTCGTGGGGACAACAATACCTGCCAGACTTGATGGAAAAAGAAGCTGAGGTTTTCGGACCTAGAACAATTTCTGGTTTCCTATCACAAGTTGGTGCAGAAGAGGCTATGACGTCTGATCAAGTCGTCTGGTCTGAACAATCAAGACTACATTTATCATATACTGGTAATATGAAAAACAATAATGTTTTTGAAATTACTAAAAACATAGATGGTTTAGCAATATCAGGACAAGCACATGGTGTTAGAATTAACGATACTGTTATAATAGCAAATGCTAACGGTGTATTTAAAGCTATCGTTGTTGCTATTTCTGGCGCTGATATTACAGTTCGTGGTTATAACTCTGGTACTATAGCTCAGCTTACAAGTGCTAATGCTTCAACGTTATTAGTTTATGGTTCTGAGTATGGAAAAGGAACTGGTTACTATACTAGTACTGGTGCTACTCCTACTAGCGTAACTGGTGAAAGACACCAAGCTAACGAGCCACAGTTTGAAACTTTTACTAACAAGCCAATTATCATGAAAGATTTCTACGAAGTATCAGGATCTGATGCGTCTAGAATTGGTTGGGTAGAGGTATCTACTGAAAGCGGACAAGGTGGTTACTTATGGTACTTAAAAGCGGAAGCTGATACAAGAGCTAGATTTACTGACTATATTGAAATGGCAATGTTAGAAAGTGAAATTGGATCTGATAGCGCTCATAATGTTGGTGGTGGTGGATCCGGTGCTGCTACTGATGTTGATGATTACTTACGTGATGACACTGACGTTGTAGGTACTGAAGGTTTATTCGCAGCTATCGAAGATAGAGGTAACGTAACTACTGGTGTTACTGGTGTTAACGCTGCTACTGACTTAGCTGAGTTTGACGCAATACTTGCTGAGTTTGATAAGCAAGGTGCTATTGAAGAGTACATGATGTTTGTTAACAGAGGAACTAGCTTAGCTATTGACGATATGTTAGCTTCAATGAACTCTTACGGTGCTGGTGGTACATCTTACGGTGTATTTAACAACTCTGAAGACATGGCGTTAAATTTAGGTTTTACTGGTTTCAGAAGAGGTTCTTATGACTTCTACAAATCTGATTTCAGATACTTAAACGACAAAGCTACAAGAGGTGGTATTAATGACGCTGCTGGTGCTAACGCGATCAGAGGTGTTATGATTCCTGCTGGTACTTCTTCAGTTTATGACCAAACTGTAGGACAAAGCATGAAGAGACCTTTCTTACATGTAAGATTTAGAGCTTCACAAACTGATGACCGAAGAATGAAAACTTGGGTTACTGGTTCTGTTGGTGCTGCTACATCTGCTTTAGATGCAATGCATTTACATTTCTTAACTGA